AGGTGGAACACATATTATTTGGCATCCACCGCCTTCATGTACGATGAGATTAAGATTGAAACGATGGAAAAGTGGATGAAAGAACTTGTAGATAATGACCTTATCTATGTGTACCAGGCAGGAGAGGCAAAATACAATGTCGGGCTTATCAAAAACTTCAAAAAACATCAGGTCATAAACAGGCCACAACCCAGCAAATTCCCACCACCAAACGTTTTCAGCGATTCAGTGAATGACTCACTGAATGATTCAGTGAATGATTCAGTGAATGATTCACTGCCGGAAAGGGAAAAGGAAAGGGAAGAGGAAAAGGAAGAAAAGAGGGATACTAGCGTATCCCCAGAAAAGACCAAACCCATAAATCCCGATCCGGAAAAAGAAACCCACCCCCCAGTTCCGCCGCCCCCCCTCCCGGATCCGGAATATGAAAAGTTTCAGAAATGGATTCTTAACAATGCACCCCAGGTGGCTAAGATGAAGGAACCTTTTTCAGAAGCGGAATATTTTAAGATCAGAAAAGAATTTCCACCACCCCTAACGGCTGAAGTACTAATGGCAATGCATAATTGCAAGGATCTTCTCAAGAAGTACGTATCAGCAAATATCACATTCAGAAACTGGATTAACAGACGATTAAAAGATGGAAAAAACATTGGTAGCAAAGTTCATGAAATCGTTACAAACCCCACAACAGGCGATTTCTCTGACGACATTTAGGGTTGACCGGGTAGTTTATGAGGATCTTCGTGATATGATTGAGCAAGCCTACAGACACGAAATAGTCAGGCGAAATGGCAGGGTGGAATGGACTTCAGATATTGAGAAAAAGATCTCTACGGCAACAAAATGGCTGATAAACGGGAAGAAACCCGGGCTGCTTCTATTCGGGTCCATCGGATCGGGTAAGACAACCCTTGCCAGGGCCATCATGCGGACTATCAACTATCTATACTACTCAGTGTATCGGGATCAAAGAAAGGAGATAGCAGAGATTTCGGCACTTAACCTTGTCAAGCTGATCGCCACAGGAGAAAAAACCGATGAAGAATCCTTCCTGCGATTTCAGAAGCGTGAGATGGTGTTCATTGACGATTTGGGCCTGGAGCCGGCAGCGATCAAAAACTACGGCAATGAGATCCTTCCGGTGGTGGATCTGTTGTATTACCGACACGACCGGATGTTGTTCACGATCTGTACCAGCAATCTGGACATGAATGATTTTGAGCAGAAATACGGGCAACGTACAGCAAGCCGGTTTTATGAGATGTTTAATCGGATCGGATTTACAAATGATGATTACAGAAAAAGATAATATGGAAACGAAAACAGTACTTATCGGCATAGATCCAGACGTTGACAAATCGGGCTTTTGTGTATACCGCCCCGATCTTGGCCAAATAACACAACTTACCACGTTTGATTTGTGTGATACGTTTAAATGGATCCTGGACTATCAGGAAGATTCAAAAGAGCTGGGATTCCGTTTAATAGTCTTGGTTGAGGCAGGGTGGAACAATAAAACAAATTTCCATGTCCGGGGCTCGGACAACGCCTGGAAATCGGCCAGTATCGGGGCGAAACTTGGGGAGAATAGTGCGATCGGAAAGCAGATAATCAAGTTCTGTGAGAAGCATGAAATTGAGGTGATCGCAATCACCCCCAGATCGCATAAGATAACAAAAGCAGCCGATTTTCGAATAATGACGAAATGGGTAAAGCGGACCAACCAAGAGATGAGGGATGCTTATCGTGTGATAACCGAATCATATAGGAGGTGAAAAATGGAAGCAGAATTTTACGGAAAACTAATAATCTCCTCTCTGGCAGTAATCATTGCCGGGTGGCTCTTTCAGGACCAGGCAGACAGGTTTGTTGGTCGCTTTGCGAAGTTCATTCAAGACTCATTGACTGTAATCCTGATAATTGCAGGGTTGGTGTGTACCGTGAGCGTGATTGCAGTAATATGGATTAATAATTGACCAAATGAAAGAAAAAACTACAAATAACAACCTCGCTGAGTGGTGTGTTCACGCCCTTCTACATAGACGGTATTATGATTCGGCAACAGATTGTATTACCGATACCGTTATTGGAAGTAGAACCTCCGTTTATATGGCTCTTAAATATTCCACAGGCTTGGGTGGTGGATCAACTCTCCCTGACATATTTAGGCCGTATTGGATATTTAGTTATTTCCCTTCTTTAAAAATGGAGCTTGTGAAAACCGTTGACGGAGTGATAATAACAGAAACGGTTAGTAAAGAAAGAGTGCTCTTATTGGCTGAAAAAATTTGGAATAAGGAAAAACAAACGGGGCAGCTCTCACTTTTTTAATAGCTACTAATAAGTATAATTAATTATGAAAAACAGAATTATTTCCACAGAGGACAGAATCGAAATGGTTATCCTTCTGTCAATGCTCGGACTGGTTGTCTTGTTGGTTACAGGGATTATGATTGTGGTTTTATAAAGTGAAAATATGGAAAAGGGAAAAACGAAAATTATTGACATAATTAAGCATCCGGGGTTTCTGGAGAGTGTACGTAATCAGTTAATAGAGATCCACCAACAACGGACCAATGTTCTTTCAAACTCAAATGCAAGGCTTAAGAGATCCGCAATTGATACACTCGAAGAATTTAAGGTCGTTCCAGAAAGTTATCCTGCCTTATATCTTGAGATCTTGTTGAAGAAATCCAGGCTATCATCCAGGGAGAGAAACTTCATCAAACGCATTGGAGATATTGCGCTCATTGATACAATGAAAAACCATTTTCAGGATCATGGAAAAAGTCTGCAATAGCTGTAAACTGAAAGATCGTTGTAAGAAATACCAGGAATTTTCAGAAGAAGAACGGGATGATATTTCTTGCGGAAAGTATTCGCCTATGCCACTTGATGAGTATATCATCTGGAGAAAAGAGCATTTTTCCAGCTACATGATCAATACTGAGGGAGCGAAAAAATATCTGAAGGAATAATTTTCTCTTCATTCGTTTGATTTTTATTTTATTAACTCATAAGGCTGTATATATTACATATTTTGTAACTTTGTTGTGGTTAACCCGGGTAAATGCACTGATATGGAAGACACTACACAACAAATTGAATTAGCAATCAAGAATATTGCTGAAAGCTGTGGTTATACGATTTCTGATCTTTATTCATCAAAGAAAAGTAATGAACTGGTATTTCTTAGACTTGCCATTGTTGATGTTCTCCGACGCAATGGCTATACCTTCCGGGAAATTGGATGGATGATCAATCGGGATAGAACTGCTGCCCAAAGAAACAAAGAACGTGCTGATGACCTGGTAGCAACAGGGGACATTCTATTTCTGAAGGTTCGGAAGATGGTAGAACATCATTTATCATTCTTAAAACAGGAAGAAGTGCACATCTAGTGCACATCTGGTGCACATCTGGTGCACAAAATGAAAATTCTTTTCCATTTGATTGCAAAATTTGCCGAAAGGCGAATTATGCAGCAAACACTAACTCTTAAGCAAAATAAGTTCGTTAACAAGTATCTCGAATGTGGCAACGCATCCGAGGCTTATCGTTTTGCCTATTCGTGTGCAAACATGAAAGACGAGACGATAAATCGCAAAGCGATAGAAGTGTTACAAAACGGCAAGGTTGCGGCAAGGATCAAAGAGTTACAAGCACGTCTGCAGCTCAAAAGCGATCTTACAAAAGAACGTGTCCTTTTTGAACTGGAATGTATCATTGACGCTCAGATTACCGATTACCTGGATTTCACCGGGTCCCGCATCAAGTTTAAACCGTTTAGTGAGTTAACCCAAAGGCAGGTCAAAGCCATAGAGAGCATCAAGAAGGGTAGAAACGGAATTGAATTGAAACTACATGGAAAAAGCTGGTCCATTGAACGGATCTGTAAGATGTTGGGATATGATGCCCCGGAGAAACTCGAACACATGGGAAAGGACGGGAAGGATCTTCTGCCTTCAGATATACTGGACAAGATTCCTGACACAGTGTTAAATGATCTGTACAAAAAATTAAAAGATGGAGAGATCTCGTGAGTTGAATCTTCGGTTATGCCGGTTGATAGCTGAGGCTAAGGGTCGGCAGATGTGTACAGAATCATTCTATGAGTTTGTACAGACCTTCTGGGAGGTAATCATTCCCGAAAAGCCTGTATGGAACTGGCATATTAAGTACCTGTGTGACGAACTGCAGACACTGGCCGGCTACATTGTCCGCAGGGAAGCGAAGCCCTACGACCTGATCATTAACATACCACCAGGGACAACCAAGAGCTCGTTAGCCACCGTTATGTTCCCTGCCTGGATCTGGACCCAGGATCCCACGATCCGAGTAATCACCAACTCCTATTCGGCCGCTCTGGCCATTGAGCATGCGACCAAAAGCCGTGACATCATTCTCTCGGATAAATACCGGCGTCTTTTTCCTCATATTCTTATACGAAGGGATAAAGCTGCCAAATCCTCTTATGAGAATACCAGCGGAGGGGCCCGGTATGCAACTTCAACCGGAGGAATGATAACCGGTATCCATGGCCATTTGATCATCAATGATGACCCTTTGAATCCCGGGCAAGCCGCATCAGAGGCAGAACGCAAAACAGCCAATGAACATACAAAAACTTTGGCATCACGTAAGGTTGATAAGGCAAATACACCCGTAATAACCATTATGCAGCGTTTGCATGAGAATGATGTCACCGGTTACCTTTTGGCTAAGAAAGCGGAGAAAATACGGCATATCTGCCTTCCTGCAGAACTTTCCACTCTTGTAACTCCAATAGAAGTAAGAAAAAATTACGTCACCGGCCTGTTGGATCCTGTCAGGTTATCCAGGAAGATTCTGGATGAGCAGCTCATCGACCTGGGATCCCGGGGATATTCCGGACAATACGACCAAAACCCGGTCGCTGATGGAGGAAATATTGTCAAAAGGGAATGGTTCCAGTTTATATCTTATAACGACTTTATGGGATTAAAAGGATCCATTCCAGTAACATTTTTTGTTGATACAGCCTTTACAGAGAAAAAGGAGAATGACCCGACCGGGATCATCGGGACCTGTAAAATCCGCAATAATCTATATATCCTATGTGCGAAAAAGGTCTATAAAAAATTCCCGGACCTGATCCGCTTTTTACCGACCTATGTTAAGGAGCATGGTTACACTGCTCAGAGTACGATCCGGATTGAACCTAAAGCGAACGGTATCTCTGTGGTTGATCAACTACAAGAAAGTACAAAACTCAATATTACCAGTACACCGGCACCAACAGACAGTAAAGAAACCCGGTTAAATGCTGCATCTCCCAAAGTTGAATGTGGACGTGTCATATTGGTGGTTGGTCCCTGGAATG